GAGACGCTTCGTGTCAGGCCGGGCTACCAATACACGACGCTCGTTCTTGCGCGCTGGCCGGTGCTCGAGATTGTCTCGGTGGCGGCGGTCCCTATCAGGCAGAACGCCGCAGACTACTACCTCGATATCCCGATGGGGACGCTCGATCGCATATCCGGCAATGAGACGCTGTTCTGGCCCTGCGGCTGGGTGACCGTCGAATACATCGCCGGCTACGACGAGATTCCAGAAGACCTGAAAGGGTATGCCGGGCAACTCTTGTCGATATTCCATCAGACCACGACCAGCGCAGTTGATCCGAGCACGAAGCATATCGAGATCCCCGGTGTGATCACGCTCGACCGCTGGGTCGATCAGACCGCGACCGACAGCATCGTGCCGGATGACATCAAGACCGGGCTGGTGCGCGACGGTTACCGCAGGCCGGTGCTCGCATGAGCCTAGCGACCGAGACGAGAGGGCTCTACCGGCAATACCTGTCGGAGCCGGTTTCTATCCGGCGCATCACCGGCACGGGCACAGGTCGCACTGACGAGAGCTATGCCACGGTCGGGCGCCTCAATGCCTCTAACAATGCCGCGCGCAAGGAACTGACCGGCGGCATCGCGCAGCAGGATCTGACCGCAATCATCTATTCGCAGGATCTGTTCGACAACGGTCTGCCATCGGATGTCGTGATCGGCGACTATCTGATCGACCAGGACGGGATCGAACATTCGGTCTACGAGGTGCAGGCGCGTCGGGTCGAGGGCGTGCTGGTCGCCTATGAGCTCACGGTGCGCGCCTGATGGCGCTGACGACGCGCATCCAGCCGATCAGCCGCGAGCTCGAGCTGATGATGGCGCAGGATCTCGGGCCAAAGGCGCGCTCTGCCATACTTGCGGCATTTGCTGCGGAAGCGATCGAGGAAGCCAAGCAGCAGAACAAGCAGGTGCTCGGCGTCGTTCCGCCATACGATGTCTATGTGGACGGCCGCGAGGGCGCGCCGCTCGCCAGCGTCAAGCCGGATGGTGTCATCCGCGCCGAGTTCGAACTGGTCAATGAGGCGCTCGCCTGGATCAACACGCAATTGCAAATCCACTCGCCCGTGCTGACCGGACGCTACGCCAAGTCGCACGAACTGTTCGCCGATGGCGTCGACACCGAGAACCCGAACGCTGCGCCGCCGGCGGAGGAATACGTGTTCATCAATATCCAGCCGTATGCGCGCAAGATCGAGAGCGGCCGATCCTCGCAGGCGCCGGATGGCGTCTATCAGGCAGTCGCAACGCTGGCGCAGCGCAGGTTCGGCAATGTTGCCAAGATCACGTTCTCTTACCGGACTGCAATCAGCGGTGAGATCATCGGCGGGCGCGCCGGCGACCGTTCATCGCAGCGCAACCCGGCGATCATCGTGAGACTGCGAGGCTGACATGCCATCCGCTGTGGTAGAGGCTGCGTTCCAGGCGCGGCTGTATGAATACACGCTGGGCGATCCGCCGGTCATTTCGGCGATCGTCTCGGGTCAGCCGAGCAATACCGACGATGCATTCATCGTTATTCAGTATCCGGTGGTCAACGGCAGCAAGCCGACGATCGGCCGGCACTACTTCGAAGAGGGCGCGGCAAGGTTCGTGCTCAACGTCCGGCGGACCGCCGAGATGGATGCTGCACTGGGCATTGCCGATGACCTTGCAAGCATTTTTCGCGACCGCAACTTCCACGGCATCGAGACGTTCACGCCATCGCCGCCGATCATCAATGACACCAGCAATGACGGCAACTGGTTCAGCCTAAGCGTGATTGTTCCGTACCGCTACCAGTTCGACGACTGAAACTTAACCCCTAACCCGAGTCCGAACGCCCGCCAGCGCCCCTGGCGGGTTTTTCTTTTCCCGCTGCAGGGGCGGCAGCTTCGGGCGCGTCGCAAGACGGCCATCCTCAACATAGGAGATGCGCCATCATGGGCGACATCATTACCACCTCTGAGAGTCAATTCTTCATCAGCAGTACGGCTGCCGCTTCGACGGTGGATACTCTGCTCGAATATGAGGGTCTCACTTGGATTGAAATTGGCGACACCGAAGATCTCGGAGAACTCGGCGACACCTCCGCCCAGGTGACCGGCACGGCGATCAGTGAGGGTCGTGTCCGCAAGGCCAAGGGCGCACGCAATGCCGGTACGATGGCGGTTATCTGTTTTCATCAGCCGCTTGATGTGGGGCAAAAAGCTCTCATCGCTGCAGAGAGAACCAAGGATAACTATGCTTTCAAGCTCGTCCTGAGTGATGCGCCTTCGGGAGGCAGTGCGACAACACAATATTTCCGAGGGTTGGTGATGTCTCAGCCACTGCGAATGGGCACTGCCGATAACATCATGCGCAAAGTATTCAACATCGACGTGAATTCTGCCGTGACCGAAGAGCCGGCGAACACGGTCTGATCGGAAGTAGGCGGGCGGCAGCAATGCCGCCCGTCTTCTTTTGACGCAACCAACCACAAGGGTGTCATGAAATTAAGCGACCGCAAGATCGATCTGCAGAAGCGGGAACAAGGTGCCTGGGTATCGGATATTCCTGAGTTCATGGATCTCGAATTGAAGGTGCGCGGTTCTGGCAACAAGGACTGGGCGCGTATGGAACAGAAGCTCATCGCCGCCGTGCCGCGCCAGCGCAGGGTCAACGGCCTCGAGCCGGAGGATCGCCTGCGCATCAACGCTATTCTCGTTCGCGACTGCTCGCTGCTCGACTGGCGCGGCATCGAGAACGGCGACGGTGCGGCCGAGCCGTACAGCAAGGAAGCGGCGAACAAATATCTCACTGATCCGCAATATGAGGCGTTCGTCTGGGCTTGCGTTTGGGCGGCCAACGTGGTTGCCGAGCAGGGCCAGGCCGAGATCGAGGACGACTCAAAAAACTGATTGACGCCCTACGATGGCAACATCAGTGGGGCGGCCAGATTAAGCACTGGCAATTCATGGCCGAGCGGGGCCGCGATGCGCCGACTGAATTCTACGACCGCCCCGAGGTCGAGCCGCATTTGACCTGGTTGTGGAATGCGTTCTGGGAACTTGGCACCGAACGGCAGCTCGGCATGTCGATCGGGCCGATCCCGATCTCAAAGATCAGGGAATACCTGCGCGACGAGCTTGAACTGCACGATGCCGAATACGATCACGCCAAGGCGATCATCCGCAAGGCTGACGACGCCTATGTCGGCATGGTGAACCGCCGCAAGGATGATGAGCCAGAGATGGCCGATGCCGCCAAGGCGACGGATGCCGAAGGCGTCAAGCGTGTCGTGCGCGGGTTGGGCAATCGCTACAAGATGGCAAAGCCGGGGAAAGCGAAATGAACGGCAACACCATCCGCACTATCACCATCAGGGGCCAGGCCGAGGGGCTCGACAAGCTGACTGCCGACATCAACAAGCTTGCGGCGGCAGAACAGAATGTCGCGGTTGTCTCGGAGCAGTCGGCCAAGCGCGTGTTGTCGCTCGAGGATGCGTGGAAGCGGCAGACGCTCAAGCTCGACGAGGCGGCGCGCGCGCAGGCCAACATCGCGCGCGAGACGAAACTCGCCGACCAGGCGCTGCGCGAGGGTTTGGCCACGCAGCAACAGCACGCCCAGCGGCTCGAGCAGATCAACCAGCGTTACAATACGGCGTCACAGTCGACGCAAAAGTTTGCCCAACAGACCGGCCTCGCGCGGCATGAGCTGATCAACCTCGGCCGGCAGGCGCAGGATGTTGGCGTGTCGCTGGCGTCGGGGCAGTCGCCGCTCACGGTGCTGTTCCAGCAAGGTTCGCAGATCGCGGACGTCTTTGTCTCATCGCGTGCGTCGGTCGGAAGTTTCTTTACCCAGGCCATCGGTTGGGCCGGGCGGTTTGTCGGTTCGGTCGCAGGGATAACGACGGCTGTTGTAGGAACCACAGCGGCGGTTGGCTATATGGTATCGAGTTTCGCATCGGCGCAGAAGGAGATCGAAAAGGTGCTATCCGGCACCGGTGCCGCGTCAGGCGCGACGCGCGGCGGCATCAATCGGATCGCCGAAGGTGCTGCGGGTGGTGGCTTGTCGATTGCTGCGGTACGGGAAGCGGCGGCAGCGTTTGCTGCAACCGGCAAGATCTACGAGCAGAACATCAACACGGCAACCAACATCACTCGAGAGTTTGCGAAAGCGCTGGGGGTTGACGCCACCGATGCGACGAAGCAGCTCGCGGCAGCGCTTGCCGATCCATCGAAGGGCGCGCTTGAATTGAACAAGTCCATTCGTTTTCTCGATGCTGACACACTCAAATACATCATGACATTGCAAAGTATGGGGAGGCTGCAAGAAGCGCAAAACGCCCTGATGCTTGCTGCCGCGCCGGCCATTGGCAAACAGGCCGAGCAGGTCGGCCTGCTGACCCGCGCCTGGAATGCCGCGAAAGCAGCATTGGACGACTTTGACGAGGCAAATGCCAAGGCGATTGCGCGTAGCCTGGAGCGCATGACCGGCGCTGAACTCGGCGGGTTTACCGACCAGGAGCGGCTTGGTGTGGCGCGGTCACGGCTCGGCGCGGCACGTCAGGGCGCCGCCCAACTTGGTCCGTCTGATGCGCGATTGCCGTTCGCGTTGAAGGACATCCAGCAACTTGAGGCCGGAGTAGCGAGACTTGAAGAGCGTCTCGCTGGCGTTGCGAAGCAAACGGCGGCAGCCAGATTTGCTCAATTGTCGCTCGATGCGCAGGCATTCGGTCAGTCGCTCGATCAAACCGCGGTAAAGATTGAAACTCTGACGGCAGGTCTCGGTAAGATCGCAGAGTATCAGGCGGCTCGGTTGAACCAGGGGCTCGCCCTTGATCCGGCGCTGGAACGTCAGCAGAAAATAGGAAGCGTCATTCTTGCGCAGACCATAGAGCAACAGCAGGCCGAACAGACCAAGGCGGCGGTTATCGCAGATAATGCTTTGAAGTACCAGAACGTCAGCATATCTGCGGCGCAGACGCTGGAACAAATGCAGGCGCAGCTCCCCGTGGCTCAGGCGGTGACCGGCGCCGCCGAGATACAGGCGCAGCATCATGCGACTATTGTTCAGCTTTTAGGAACAGCAAATACGTCATTAGTAACGCAACAGCAGTTAACAGGCGCAATTGCGATTGCTGATGCGCAGCGGGAAAACACTCTTGCGCGGGTCAACGCCGAGGCCGAGCGCACACTGCGTGCGTTGCAGTTAGAGGGCGAAATCATACGCGCGACTTCCGAGGATGAAAAGGATCGCATCAGGGCGCGTCAGACATATAACGATCTGATCAACAAAGGAGTCGATTCGGAGAAAGCTGGCGCCGTCGCGGCGCAACAGGCCGCCAATGCGCGCTCGACAAGGGACGCAAAAGAGCAGGCGGATGCAGAACAAGAAGCCGCCAGCGCGGCCCAGGCCAGGGCAAAGGCAAATGCGGATGCGGCCGATGCGGCAGTTAGCGCATACAATGCGGAACTGCGTTCGCGGCAAGAAATGGATAAGATGAATGTGGCGGCAAGGCAATTCTCGGGTCTGCTCATAGACTGGCATTATCGGTGGGGCGATTTGGCCGAATCGATTTCTGAAGTGTTCGGCAACTTGAAGGAAGGCGTGGATATCTGGACATCAGCGAGCGGCAAAATAAGTCAGTTCGATCCGGCTGGCTATAAGTCAACAACGAGCACGATGGGTGCTAATAAGCCCGAAGATTTAACTAAGGTGTTCAGTGACCTTTGGACCGGGCAATTCAACGCCGCCTTCACACAGTCCGGCGGCGACATCGGCAAGGCCGTCGACAGCCTGATCAGCTCGGGTAAGTTATTTACCGGCACAACGTATGATCCTGTGCAGCAAAAGGTAACTGCTCTCTCCAGCGCAATAGATCTGCTCCCCAAGGAACAGCAGGTCGGACCATATCAACAAATGCTGCAACAATTGCAGGCAACTCCGGTGACGCTTGAAACGGTACCGCTCGTCAAGCAACTCACTGACAAGATCGCCGAACTGACGCAAGCGACAGACGCGAACACAAGTGCGACATCCGCAATGACCGACGTGCTGTCGCCGTTCTACTCGAGCGATCCGCGCAGTACTCATTTGGGATTCCGCGCATTCGCGGGCGGCGGGATCATGACCGAATACGGTGCGCTGCCGCTGAGACAGTATGCTGGCGGCGGCATGGCAACGAGCCCGCAGGTTGCCGTTTTTGGGGAGGGGAGCACACCGGAAGCCTACGTGCCCGCGCCTGCAGGCCGCATCCCGGTCGAGGTCC